ATAGTGGACAAGTATTATCATCAACTGGAAACCAAACAAATTGGGTTCCAGCAGGTTCAGGACCACCAGGACCGCCTGGTGCGGATGGAACTCCTGGTAATGATGGTTCAGATGGTACACCTTCTAATGTGGCAGGTCCTCCTGGAACACCTTCTAATGTGGCAGGTCCTCCTGGTACAGATGGTGATGATGGACCACCAGGACCACCTGGTAATCCAGGTAATCAAGGTAATCAGGGTAATCAAGGACCACCTGGTAATCAAGGACCACCAGGACCACCAGGACCAGGTGCTACAGATGTACCAAGTGGATCAAAGATGTTATTTTACAATTCATCCTGTCCTTCAGGATGGTCTAACGATAACAACCAAAATAATCACGCACTTAGAACTGCTAGTAGTGGTGGTAGTAAATCTGGTTCCTCTAATTTTAGTTCTGTTTTTGGTAGTGGTAAAAGCACTAGTAATCATACACTAACAACAGCACAAATACCAGCTCACTTCCACTATGTTTTTAGAAATCAAAATGGTGGACAACAACAACATCAATCTAACTTGACTGCTAACAACTATCCTGCTTGGGGTACTGGTGCGGGTAATAAATATGAGACATATAATATTGTTGCTGCAAACAATCAACCAAACGTTGGTAGATCCCAAGAAATCGGTAGCAGTCAAGGTCACAGTCATAATTTAAGTATGGATATTAAATACATAAATGTTAAAATGTGTACAAAGAATTAATTAGTTTACAAATTACAAAAATATGTTATAATAAGAATAAAATACAATATGAAACTAGAACAGGGAGAATTTTGCCCACTTATAGGTGAGGATTGTCTTAAATTAAAATGTTGTTGGTTTACTCAACTTAGAGGAATGCATCCTCAAACTGGTGAGGACATCGATGAGTGGGGATGTGCAGTATCATGGATGCCTATCTTACTGGTAGAAAATTCTAACAAACAAAGAGAGACAAATGATACTGTACAAAATTTTAGAAATGAAACTTTAAATAGAATATCACAAACAATTAATATGAAAACAATCAACGAACCGATTGATAGATTAGAAGGAAATACTAATTAAATTAATTATGTTTCAAGAAGTGATCAATTCTCCAGAAGTTTTCTTAAATGAAGACTTTATCGGAGTATGGGACAATGTTACATTAGATGATTTTAATAATTATGTAATCAATTTATTAGATGAATCAACTCAAATTGTTCCAAGAAGTAATGCAGGTGTTAAAGATGCACAATTAGATATTGCAGCATTTAATCCTATGATATCTGATCATATTATGAATGCAGTCAGAACTTGTTGTGAACAATATTTTAATTGGTATCCATATTTAAAATATTTTCAATATCATAGCACTACCTGTATTCTACAAAAAACAATGCCAACAGAGGGATATCATAGTTGGCACTCAGAGTCAAATAATATTGCTAATGCAAACAGAACTTTAGTTTGGTCTGTATATTTTAATGACTTGGAGGATAGTGGTGAAACAGAGTTTTTATATCAAAAAAAGAAGGTAAAACCAAAAGCAGGTAGAGTATTAATTTTTCCTAGTTCTTTTACTCACTTGCATAGAGGAAATCCACCATACGAAGCAAAATATATTGCAACTGGATGGTTGGCAAGTAATGATCAAACTAATTTCTTATTATAATATAAATATCTAGAAACTGATATAATGTCTGTCTATTCGTTAATAAAAGAAAATTTTGGAACCGATTATATCGGTGCTCTTCGACATTATCGAGATATTTTATTGAGAGAAAGTGATTGGACTCAATTTACTGACTCTCCTTTATCTGAATCAAAGAAGAATGAGTGGAAAATTTATCGTCAAAATTTAAGAGATTTGCCAGCTACTGAATCTGATCCCGAAAATGCAACCTTTCCAACGATGCCATCGTAAGGTCTAATATTTTATTATGAATGATTTGATCCAAATTATTAAAGTTATTGATGATGACGAAGTTCGTCAACTCAATCAATATGCAGATGACTTACAATTTGAACCATCATTAGTAATTAATAAAGGTGAAGGGACAAGAATTGATTCATCAGTAAGAAGTAGTACGGGTGTTTCTGTAAATGAAAATGACAAAATCGTTAAAAAATTACACACAAAATTAAATTTAGCATTAGATGAATATAAAAGAAGATTAGAAAAGATTAGTTTTATATATGGATATGCTCCAGTGCCTGGTGGGGTAAATGTACGCTCTTGGAGAGAACCTGTACAGTTACTTGAATATTCAGGTGGTCAAGAATATAAAATGCACCAAGATACATCTGCTTATAAAAATCAACCAGCTCATAATAGAATATTATCAATTATTCTATATCTTACAAATGATTTTGAGGGAGGCAGGACAATCTTTACACATGAATCCTTCAAACCTCCTGTTGGTAGTGCAATTATTTTTCCATCAAATTGGTGTTTTCCACATCGAGGAGAAGCTGTTACCAAAGGAAAAAAAAGAGTAGCTGTTACTTGGTATTTCTCAGAACCTGATAAATAAATTTATGGCAGTTAATTTTCCAAATAATCCCAGTATCGGAGATGTACACGTCGTAGGTTTTATTACCTGGCGATGGAATGGATATGCGTGGAAGAAAGTCCCCGAACCTTCAGAAAAAATTCAAGCTCAAGATACAAAGGTTGAGTGTATTGATACTGGTACAAATGGATTTGTTCAAATAGATACGAATGGAAGTGAGAGAATTCGTATAGGTCCTGTTGGTCAGATTGGATTGCCAGGAACAAATTATGGAACTCAAGGTCAAGTTTTAACTAGTCAAGGACCTTCTGCACAACCAACATGGCAAAATCAAACAGGTGGTGGTGGAGGAGGATCCTCTGATAAAATTTTTGAGGGTGATACTGACGTTGAAACTATCGATACTGGAACTAATGGAAGAATAGTCGCAAGAACTAATAATGTTGAGAGACTTCGCATCACATCTGATGGTAAAGTTGGTATTGGAACCGATAATCCAGGATTTAAAGTTGATGTAGATTATAGTGGTGGAGAGGATGGAATAAGAATATTAAATCGTAATGTTAATACAGATTCAACTAGCATGTTGCGATTTGGAAATGATGAAAATTTAAATAGTGCATTTCTACAGTTGAATAGTTCTGGATATCAGTCAGTTGGCGGACCAAATAATATTGTTCTGGGACATGAATTGAATCGTAGTGTAGTTTTTTCAACAAATGGTTTAGAAAGAGTTCATATTAAAGGTGATGGCAAAGTTGGTATCGGCAGCACTAATCCATCTAAAGAAGTAGATATCAAAGGTGACGTAAATGTTGTAGGTGTAACGTCATTCTTTGATGATGTATTTTTCCCTCAAAAAGTGCAGGGTGCTTCAGGATTTGAAAGATTAAGTGGAGTTTTTTATGATGCATCAGATGCATCACTAAAATTTAATGGCACAGCAGACATTCAATTCGGTGCCGATGATCCATTCGGTAGACATCTAACAATATTTTCAACAACTAGTGCAGCACCAGCTCCCACTGCAGGAAATGGTGTCGTCATTAGAGCAAAAGATACTGGTTTAAATATTCAATGTGGTGTTGGTAGTGAAATAATAATTGGTGGTGCTTCTGCTTCTACATTTGGTATTCTAAAAATAGATCCAGAAGCAGGAATCACTACTGTTCGTAATAGTTTACATGTGGGTAACGTTTCAACTATCACATTGGATGGATTGACTGGAATTGTCACTGCCTCAAAGTTTGTTGGATCTGTTCAAGCAACTGGTTCTGATTTTACAGGTAACGTTACCATAAGTGGTAATCTTTCTGTAGGTGGAGTTCTTACTTACGAAGATGTTACGAATGTAGACGCTATAGGTATCATAACAGCAAGAAATGGTGTTCAGGTAACAGGTGGCGATTTTGCTATAAAAGATTATATTAAACATATTGGTGATTTAAATACTCGCTTTGGTTTCCCTGAAAATGATACATTTACTGTTGATACAAATGGCACAGAGAGATTAAGAATTAATAATGCAGGTATAGCAACATTCACAGCAGGTATAGCAACGTTCACAAATGATGTTGTAATCGGAAATGATTTATTTTTATATTCACAAAATACAAACATTGCTAAAATAAACGGTGATGGTAACTTAAATCTTTACGCAGATGGATCAATAAAATTCTTTGAAAGTGATAATACTACCTTGATGTTTGAATTTGATGTGAACACCATTAATAATGATGCTCGAATTATAATGATGGATGATACTGATACTTTCTTCAATCATCCAGCTAGTAATAAATTAGGTTTCACCGCTGGTGGAACTGAGACATTAAGAATTGAAGCAGGTAAATTAGGTATCAATGCAACATCACCAAATTCTGCACTGGATGTAAGAAACTCAAGTGGTATTAACCCACTGCTGTCACTTCATCACTCAAATATTGATACTGAAGGAGAGGTTATAAGAATAGGAAGAACTGACAATGACGATATTAGATATCATTCAATTAAATCAAGACACTCTGCAACTGCTGCAAGTAATTTTATTAATTTTAAACTTCATGATGGTTCTGGTAATCCATTTACAAATCAAGAAGAAGTTTTACGCATACAAGGTAATAAAAAAGTTGGAATTAATACTGATAATGCTACAGCAACTTTAGACATAATAAAACTTACTAGTTTAAATGTACCTGTTCTGAATTTATCAGGAGGAACTCCAACTAGCGGTGACTTAACCGTAGAAAGTGGTCAACACTTGCAAATGGGTCATTGGAATAGAACTTCTTCTACTTTTACAGAAAGATTTAGAATAGGATCTCAGGGACAATTGGGAATTTCTGGTGCAAATTATGGAACATCAGGTCAAGTATTAGCAAGTCAAGGTGGAACTAGTGCACCAACTTGGGTATCTCTTACAGATGATATGTTAACTGCAGAAGAAGTGCAAGATATTGTTGGTGCAATGTTCAGTGGTAATACTGAAACAAGAATTGCTGCAACTTATCAGGATAGTGATGGAACTATTGATTTAGTTGTGGATGATATGACTAGCGATAACAATACAACCTATACTATTTCAACGGTTGATGGTGACTCGTCTAATCAAGAAAAGTTAAGATTAACAGGGTCTGATGCTACTGATGATGATGTAGTCTTTGAGGCTGGTACAGGATTAAGTATTGCACGAAGCGGTGATAAGATTACATTTACAAATACGGATCCTGGTTCTGGCACTAATACTTTTATAGGTCTTACTGATACCCCTTCATCATATACTGCTAATAAAACTCTTAAAGTTAATAGTGCTGGAAATGCTGTTATTTTTGCTGATGATAATGATACAACTTATCTATTAAAAGCACGACAAGTCGCTGGTTCTAATAATGACCCTGATTTATTCTTAGATGCTTCATCTGGCACAGACGATTCAATAAGATTAGTTGGTGGTTTAAATATGACCATCACAAGAAATAATGATGGACAAATTACATTTGATTCTACAGATACTGATACGACAGTAACAGTTAATAACAATGCTGATAATCGTATAATAACAGGATCAGACGCTGCAAATACATTGAACGCTGAAACAAACTTAACTTATGATGGAAGTGTATTAAAAATTAATGGTACTGGACAAGCATTACTTACATTAAGAACAACAGATAATACAGCTGATCGTGGAATTGCATTCCAAAATTCTGGAAACAATTACGTAGCATCAATAAATGTTGAAGACGCAGGTAGTAGTAAAGGTGATTTAGTATTTCATGTAGATGATGCTACTAATTCAGATCTCTCATTAGTTGAAGAAAGATTTCGCATCAAGACCAGTGGTGCATTTGGAATAAATGGTGCTAATTATGGAACATCAGGGCAAGTTCTAACAAGTCAAGGTTCTGGATCTGCTCCCACATGGACAACACCAGATACAGAAGTAGATACAACTTATCTATTAAAAGCACAGCAAGTCTCTGGTTCAAATAATAACCCTAATTTATTATTAGATGCTTCAGGATCAGGCACTGACGATACAGTTAGATTAGTTGGTGGAACAAATGCAACAGTAACTAGAAATAATGATGGACAAATTACGTTTTCATCAACAGATACAAAATATGACTTGTTAGTTCCATCAGGAACTACAGCGATAAGATTGGAAGGTAATACAGAATCTGGAAATGTAAATGATGATGTTACAATTACTGGTGGTAGTAATATAACTGTTTCCAGAACTAGTTCTACTGAGTTGACTATTGCTTCTTCTGCTGAAATTGACATAACACAATTAAATCTAAATCGTATTCGATTTGGTCCAGGTAACGCTCTCAATGATGATGCAAATATTGAATGGTTGGGTGGTAGTAATGCTGGTTATCTAAGAATTTCAACATCCGATGATAATGGTACAGAATATATCGAATTAGGTGATTATGCCAGTAATGATATAACAGGCACTTTTACACAATGGATGAAATTGAGACGATCAGAACTCTATATGGCAAGAGATGTTCGTTTAAATGCAGGTCTTGAAGATAAAGATGGTCAAAAGGGAAATAGTGGACAAGTATTATCATCAACTGGAAACCAAACAAATTGGGTTCCAGCAGGTTCAGGACCACCAGGACCACCTGGTAATGATGGTTCAGATGGTTCAGATGGAACACCTGGAACACCTGGAACACCAGGACCACCTGGTAATGATGGTTCAGATGGAACACCTGGAACACCTGGCACACCAGGAACTCCATCAAATGAGGCAGGACCACCAGGACCACCAAGTAATGTTGCAGGACCACCAGGACCACCAAGTAATGTTGCAGGTCCACCAGGACCACCAAGTAATGTTGCAGGTCCACCAGGACCACCT